ACCGGTTGGCCGCGCCCGAAAAAGCAGGTGGACCCCACAGGATGGCCGCGCCCGTGAAAGAAAGTGGTCCCCGCGCACTTGTTTCGGTCAGCCAGTCATATTCACGCGTGGAAGTCTAGATATTTGTTGTTTGTCTTTATAGACTTCGTCGCGAAGTAGTGGAGCGCGTCAACATGTGGGATCCATTGTTAAACGATTTCCCTGAAACCGTTCACGGTTTCCGTTCCATGCTTGCTGTTAAATACCTGTTACATCTTGAACAGGAATACGATCGCGGTACTGTCGGGGCTGAGTATATACGGGATCTAATAGGGGTTCTACGGTGTAAGAGTTATGTCGAAGCGACCAGGAGATATAATAATCTCAACACCCGTATCCAAGGTGCGGAGGAGGCTGAACTTCGACAGCCCATACACGAACCGTGTTGTTGCCCCCACTGTCCGCGTCACCAGAAGCAAAATATGGGCCAACAGGCCCATGTATCGGAAGCCCAAGATGTACAGACTGTATCGAAGCCCAGATGTTCCTAAGGGCTGTGAAGGCCCATGTAAGGTTCAGTCGTATGAACAGAGGGATGATGTTAAGCACACTGGTATGGTTCGATGTGTCAGTGATGTTACGCGTGGGCCAGGCATTACCCATAGAGTCGGGAAGAGGTTCTGTGTGAAGTCCATATATATATTGGGCAAGATCTGGATGGATGAGAATATCAAGAAGCAAAATCATACGAACCATGTTATGTTCTTCCTCGTTCGAGATAGAAGGCCTTATGGGCCGAGTCCTCAAGATTTTGGACAAGTGTTCAACATGTTTGATAATGAACCGACTACGGCAACCGTGAAGAATGATCTTAGGGACCGGTATCAGGTGTTACGTAAATTCTATGCAACTGTTGTTGGTGGACCCTCTGGGATGAAGGAACAAGCGCTGGTTAAGAGGTTTTTTAAGATCAATAATCATGTAGTGTATAATCATCAGGAACAGGCCAAGTATGAGAATCATACTGAGAATGCGTTGTTATTGTATATGGCATGTACACATGCCTCGAATCCTGTGTACGCTACGCTGAAAATACGCATCTATTTCTATGATGCAGTGACAAATTAATAAAGGTTGAATTTTATTGCATGTTGCTCCGTAACTTGGAGTGTGTTTAGTAATACATTGTACAGAACATGAGCAACAGCTTGAAGTACAGTGTTAATGGAAATAACGCCTATCATATCTAAATACTTGAGCACCTGATATTTAAATACTCTTAAGAAAAGACCAGTCTGAGGCCGTAAGGTCGTCCAGACCTTGAAGTTGAGAAAACATTTGTGAATCCCCAGCGCCTTCCTCAGGTTGTGGTTGAACCGTATCTGGAGTGTGATGATGTCGTGGTTCATGTTCCCTGGCCTCCTGTCGTGGTTGGTGATTTCGAAATAGAGGGGATTTGTTATTTCCCAGGTAAAAACGCCATTCTTGGCTTGAGGCGCAGTGATGAGTTCCCCTGTGCGAGAATCCATGGTTGATGCAGTCGATATGGAGATAGAACGAGCAGCCGCATTCGAGGTCTACCCGCCTACGTCTGACGGCCCTGGTCTTCGCTGTGCGGTGTTGGACTTTGATGGGCACTAGAGAACAATGGCTCGTGGAGGGTGATGAAGGTGGCATTCTTTAAAGCCCAGGCTTTAAGGGACTGGTTCTTTTCCTCGTCCAGAAACTCTTTATATGATGATGTTGGTCCTGGATTGCAGAGGAAGATAGTGGGAATGCCACCTTTAATTTGAATTGGCTTCCCGTACTTTGTATTGCTTTGCCAGTCTCTTTGGGCCCCCATGAATTCTTTGAAGTGCTTTAGATAGTGGGGATCGACGTCATCAATGACGTTGTACCAGGCGTCGTTGCTGTAGACCTTTGGACTGAGATCCAGGTGTCCACATAAGTAGTTGTGTGGACCCAGAGAGCGGGCCCACATTGTCTTTCCGGTCCTACTATCGCCCTCGATGACGATACTATTAGGTCTCCATGGCCGCGCAGCGGAACCCATCACGTTCTCGGAAACCCAGACTTCAAGTTCCTCAGGAACGTTAGTAAAAGAAGAAGACAGAAAAGGAGAAACATAAGGAGCTGGTGGCTCTTGAAAAATCCTATCTAAATTACTACTTAAGTTATGATATTGAAAAATAAATTCTTTTGGGAGTTTCTCCTTAATAATTAGAAGTGCTGCTGCCTTGGAACCTGAGTTTAATGCTTCGGCACATGCGTCATTAGCATTGTGGCAGCCGCCTCTAGCCGATCTGGCGTCGATCTGGAATTCGCCCCACTCAGTGGTATCCCCATCTTTGTCGATGTAGGACTTGACGTCGGAGCTGGATTTAGCTCCTTGAATGTTCGGATGGAAATGTGTTGATCGTGTTGGGGATACCAGGTCGAAGAATCGCTTATTTGTGCATGAGAATTTGCCTTCGAACTGAATAAGCATGTGGAGATGAGGTTGCCCATCATCGTGAAGTTCTCGGCAAACTTTGATGTATTTCTTGTTTGTGGGAGTTGGGATGTTTAATATTTGGGATAATGCTTCGTGTTTAGATAGAGAACATTTGGGATATGTGAGAAAATAGTTTTTGGCCTGTATTTTAAAACGCTTGGGGGGAGTCATTTATGCGAGAGCAATTGGAGACACCTCGGTTGATGTCTCTACTGAATTGGAGACAATATATAGTGTCTCCAAATGGCATAATGGTAATTAGGTAGATCTATTTTCAAAATTTGAACCAAAAGCGGCCATCCGATTAATATT